GTTTCTATCACTCACCCTGTAAACACCTCCACTGCCATTCTATGAATTGGAAGAAAATCATGAGTTACCTTCTGTACAATCAAACGCCGGTTCAATTCTATATCGGCTATACTACCGAAAAAACTACTTCCAGACCTCACACGCAAGTCTCCCAAACAATTTAACTTTAAAGTCTCTTTTTCGTGATTATATAGTGCCAATAAATTATTCGCTTTTTCTTGAGCTTTTGCATCATTATCTATTCCAGACGCAGAAGCATCAAAATATTGCAATAATCCATACTTGTTAACAGATTCCTGGTCTACCGCTGCCCCTACGCCCGATTGTCCTGTACTTTCGTTTTTCCAGCCTATTTTTACCCTGTTATAAAATTCCTCATCAATTGACTTCTCCCAATTGTATTCAGTACATAAGCTATCATCACCAAGCACCAAAGGAAGCTGGAGATTTCGCATATTCCAAAGACACACAGCCCCGAACTCATCACGCATGCAATATTTTTCTTGCGTCTTTATTAGAGTATCAGAGATCGATGTGTTTATCTGGTCAAGCCATGATTTATCCTTTTTAGCTATTGTCTTTAATACATACCCCGGTTCTTCTAATGTTCCAACCTTGAGAGATAAAAAAGTGCACATATTTTGAACCAAGTTTTTAAGTGTACCTTTTTCAAGAATTATGATTTCTTTCGCTTTCGCATAACGCAACTGGTCATATGCCTTAATTTTTATAATACCCTTTTCATCTCCAGAAACTTTGAATATTATTCCGAAAAAAATCCCATCCGCCTGGTCGTTATCAGTCAGGCGGATCGTATCTCCATTATGCACAATGAGCCCATCGCATACATAAGAAGCCTCAAGTATGCTTGCCCCCTCATTGAGTGCATCTGACCATGATAATTCTATGCACATATTTGTTATGTCATAAATATATCCTTGTGATTCCACCAGTAATTCCATGTTTCGCCTCCCTATAGTGGTATAGAAAGTACTTGACCTGGATAAATCAGATTAGGGTTCGATATCCCGGAATTAGAGGAAACAATTTTGGGATATTGTGCTCCACTCCCATAAAAAGTCTTTGCAATGCCCCATAAAGTATCTCCTTTTTTCACTGTATACGTTTTATTCTCAGTAACCGCCGGGTTAGTTTGTGCTGTGGGAGTTTCTTCCTGCTTCACTGTAACGGTCGCAGTTGGAATCGCTACATATCGTTTTCCAGGAGCTTTATATTCCATCAAAGTGAGGTTGATATACTTGTCGCCTTCTTCCCCTGCCTTTTCCACGGATTCCACACTTTTTACAAGTACCTTTACGCTGATATCGTCTGTGATGCCATTGGAAGCGATAAAGCGTATGGGCATCATGTTTTTTTGTGCTTTGCGGAACATTTTTTCGTAGTAATCAGCATCATGAAAATTACCATTTGTCTGGATATAGTGATATCTTTGACTCGGGAATTCTGCCTCAAAGCTAAATGTTTCAAGTTCATAATTGGCTGGGACAGAAACCTGTCCAGATCCAAGAACTTGGTATGCTTCTATCTGCATTTCTCTACTCCGCTTAATTTCTTCCGGATTAACCGGAAGTTTATATTTCTTACTGCCGTACTTGAAATAAATAGTATATGGCATATTTAATGCGCTCCTTCCGGTGCTGTTGCTATCTGCTCTTTCAGAATATTTCCGATGTGAGCAGCTACCCCATTGACGTCTGCCGTTTGTGTAATAGGTCCAGAAAATTCTACTCTAATGTTTGGTGCAAGTGTGTTTTGAGCGACTCGGGCCACATAATCGCGTTCCGCAAGCTTCCTCAACCACTCTATATCCTCATCGTTTTCAACTTTTACCGCTCCGCCCTTGCCTTTGCCTTTGACGTTTGCAGGATTACTAGAAGTGGCAAACTTGCTAAAGTCAGGCGCATACTTGGAAAAATCAGGTGAAAGCCCGCCAAGCAGACCAGATATACCACTTTCAATTCCAGAGCCGATCTTGTACCCCTTTGCAGCCGATTTTGTAATGTCCATAAGTTCCGGTTGCTTGATATACTCTTTCCAACCAGTTTCATCTTTGATCTTGCTTGTTTTCTTATCAATACCAGCCTTTAAATTATCCAGTCCAGATGTGATATCAACAGTTACCCCAGGGATCTTATTGATTATATTTTCAATGGCCTTTGCCATGTTAAGTATGTAAGAAATACAGGTATTGGCCATATCTAAAAACAGTACCTTAACAGCACCCACCGGGTTATTAAACACATTCCCTATAAAGTTTGCTACCAGAGCAAAACCCAACTGGAACGGATATAGAAAAGTGTTATAAATGACGGCATACAAAACGCCAAATGCAGCTCCGATTAAGCCGGTTGCACTTATGCTTGTTCCTGCGAAGTGATTAACTGCAGCAACACCAGCATAAAGGGCTGCAATAACAAGTCCAATACCGGCAGCGATCCAGAATACAGGACATGCAAGCATTGCAGAGTTCATCGCCCATTGCGCTGCCGTTGCAATCGCCTGATAAGTGGCATATATCATAAAAGCCGTTGCTATGCCTGTTACTATGGGAGCAATAGCAGACCAGTTATCACTTATAAAGTTGTAGACTCCTGATGCAGCATCAAGCAATGCATTACACGCATCGGCAGCCATGAAAATTGCAGCGGTTATTACATTAACCATCTGTTGTCCAGATTCTGAATTAAGCATTGTATTCAATTTCTCAAATACTTCGCCAAATGCCTGATTTCCCGTATTTTTTATCTTTGTCCACACATCAGCAAATGTCATGGGCATAGTGGAAAATTTATCATTGATATCATCAGCAGCAGCAAACATTGCCCCCTTGATGATATCTGCTGTAATTGCTCCTTTTGATGATAATTCCTTTAATTCTCCCTTACTTTTTCCCATATAGCTTGCTATGGCATTAGCAACCATAGGGGCATTCTCCATAACAGACCGGAACTCATCACCTTGCAGTTTACCTGCCGCCATGGCCTGTGAAAGCTGTAGAAATGCCGAATCTTGTTCTGATTTCCCGGCTCCTGATACCTTTAAAGACTTTTGCAGCAGTTCGGTAAATCCGATTGCCTCGTCGTTTGATTTAAAGCTATCACCTGCCAGAAGATTCATCTTTGCAACAGCGGAAGCCATATCGGTATACGATCCCCTGGCCCGGTCAGCTGCCGCAAAAATCTTATTTTGCAACTCAAGCTGTGTCTGTGATTCATCGTTAATCATTTTTAGCCGGGCTGCTGTGTTGGTATATGAATCGGTCAAATCCATGGTCTTTTTTGCAGATGCAAGAGTTACAACGGTCCCAACCAGTTTCGATAGGCCACTGCTGGCTACGGAAGCGGAGGCTCCTGTATTTCTCAGACTATCATTGAATTTATCTGTGTTATTACTGGCTTTCAATACACTGCCAGTAGCTTTATCTGTACCACTAACAATTTTATTGATTGTTGAGCTGTACCCGTCAAATAGCTTGAACATTGCTTTTAATGTAGCCATGATCCGCCTCCTTACTTGTTATGTTTTGCGTATTCTCTTCTATCAGCTTCGACTTTCAACTGTATACTGGCATAAGTAAACGCTCTTTCTTTTTCTCCCATTGGATCATAGGCCCCGCATATTCCACACAGAACGCCGGGCCTAATTTGAAATTTGTGCAGGGCGTAATACGCATAGTTAAACTCTGAGTCGCCCTGCTTTATCAGTTTTTTACTTCTTCGATGTCGTTATCAAGGTCCTTGTCCAATCCAGACAAATTCTGAACCTCTTCCCCTAGCTTTGTAAATTCCCCGATTAACAACATTTTCTTAAGCAATTTCGCGTTACCAAGAACACCGTATGCACTCTGTAATTCAGAATCATTGAGATCAGGCGAAACAACGGCAGTCGCCACAAGTTCATGGTTATACCCAATCTGATCAAATGTTTCCTCCCCACTCTTTTTATCTTTCCTCCGATATTTCCTCAGAATTTCTTCGTTTTCTTCCTGAGTGACAGGCCTAATGATGAATGGAACCGGCTTACCATCTTCAACAAATCTATCTGAAATAACAACTTCTTTATTTTCAACTTTAATAGGGTTTAAAAATGCTTTTAAGCTACTCATATTTGATATTTCCTTTCTGCAAAAAAGAGAGTGAAATTAATCACTCTCTTACCTCATGTTCTCAGGCAATACATACCTTTCAAGATCGTCCAAATCATCAAAAGTAAAATCTGTATCTGTGGTATTCAAATCCTCGCTGTTATCCTCCAAGTAAGCCACAGGCACCTTGGAAAGGATACAACTCCTCATGACTACAGTACGCTTTCCAATCGTAGAGGCCGGGTCCTCATTAGCCACCTGAATGCTTATCTGGGGAACTTCTCCATTTTTGATGTATTGCTGATAGATTGCCAGTGCTGCAGGGCTTACATTATAAATGGTCATACTTCCTTTACCCTCTGCCCCGACAACCTTATGCTGCTTCATACGGTGCCCTAATAACTTCTTTGCAATGACAGTAAATTCGATAGCTGCTTCGATCTTTGACAGTTCGAAGAAGTACCGGTTCTGACCGTCCACAGTAATAAAAGCGCTTCCCTCACTTCCTGTCACGAGGTCCGTTATTTTCGTATATGCTCCCATGTCTTACCTCCTTATGACAAATTAACAGTAATGTAGATTTTTTCCACACTGTCTACTGGCTGAATGTTCGCCGTAATAAGTACAGCGTCAATGGCGGATCCAGCTTCCACAATTACATCATCTGCTTCAAATTCCTGAATCGCTCCCATGTTCTGCAACGTTGTAAAGTAGTCCACAAGGGCCGATTTTAAAAGCAACCTGCCATCTGCATTGTTGTTTACTTTACCAACATAGGATGCTTCGAAAATAGAGGTTATATCGTTTCGGATTCCATCAATGGTGCGAACCACTCTGTTTTTCTTGAACATGTCGCCCTTTGTGGCCGTTGTGGTAGTAAGTGAGTTGATATCATAGACCGCAGTTACGTTCTGTGCGCTGTCCACCTTGAAAATAAACTTTCCCGCC